AAAATACACAACTTGTAGATTAAAGAAAATAGTCAAGTCTCAAATTACTGGCCAACAAGCATGTATATATCAAGGTGGCAATAAAACTTTTGAAATGATGATAGAAAAAACCTGCCCTAAACAATATAAATGTTATTATAACCCTCATGGAGAAGAACCAGATATTGATAAAGTAATGGAAAGTTTGAGGAGTATCGCCAAATGACAGATGACAAAAAGCCATTGAATTTAAAAATAAGTGATAATAGTTTTGAATTAATTTTAAGGATTTTGGGTAATGAATTTATCGCAATAAAGATTGGTTCCACAAATTTTTCTGGTAAATTAATTGCAGGTGGTATTTTATTATTATTTTTTACTTTTATGATTTTAGAAGTTTTTGGATTAAATGAGGTAATGAAATAAAGGAACAAATAATGGATTTAGAAACATTAAAAAACGATATAATTCGTGAAGAAGGTGGTTTAGTTCTTGACCCTTACCAAGACCATTTAGGATATTGGACAATAGGTTGTGGGCATTTAATTCGTGATGATGAAAGAGATGAATTAATGAAGCCAATAACACAAGAAAGAGCAAAAGAAATATTTGTTTTGGATTTAGGGGTTTCTATTCAAGATGCTGAAACTTTTTATAAAGATATGCCCATAGACGATAATGTTAAAGAATGTGTCATTCATATGTCTTTTCAAATGGGATTGCCGAGATTAAATAAATTTAAAAAATTTAAACAAGCTTTAAAAGAAAACAACATTGATGAAGCTATAGTACAAATGAAAGATTCTAGGTGGTATAATCAGACCACTAACAGAGCAAATCGATTAATAGAAAAAATGAGAAAGAGTTTATAATGTTACAAGCTTTAATAGGACCAGTTACGGGGCTTTTAGATAAGTTTATAGAGGATAAAGACCAAAAGGCTAAGTTGGCTCATGATATAGCCACTATGAGTCAGAAACACGCTCAAGAGTTAGCTAAAGGTCAATTAGAAATAAATAAAACTGAAGCCAGTCATAAATCTATATTTGTTGCAGGTTGGAGACCTTTTATTGGTTGGACTTGTGGAATAGCATTAGCATGGCATTTCGTATTAGCACCAGTTACAATGTTTATATGTGCATATTTATCTGTAGAAATACCAGAATTGCCAAATTTTGATATGGGTTCTTTGATGACTGTTTTAATGGGAATGCTTGGATTGGGTGGACTTAGGACATATGAGAAACAAAAAGGAATTACAAAGTGATTTGGCATTGGCTTACATTAGCTAAATTTTTTAATAAAATAGGTAATTATTTTTATTATAAACATGTTGAATGTGTAAAAATCAATCAAGCAAAAAAATTTAAATCTGATATAATACATTGCAAAAAATGTTCATCAAGATTTGGAGTACATCAACAAATGATAATTAAAGAAAAAATTGTTTATGGAACTCGAGGAACTAAAACTAGAAAAATGACAGAATTTTGGCATGAATGTGTACGTTGTAAAGCAAAAACCAAAAAAGGATATCAATAATGAGCAAAGTTTATATGTGGCTATATGAAGTGTTTAATAGTATTGCTAATTTTT